AAGATCTCTTCTGCTAGGGTGATGATGTAGCCAGGCAAGGGGTTCAAGCCATCCAGACCTACATAAAACGTTACTACTCGGTCTTTATTGTTGGTCAGAATGCCCCAGCGGCCCTTCCTGTTTGCCTCTGATTGTCGTGTGCATCCGATAGCAGTTAGTTCAAGCTGGTTGGTACCGTAACGCATCACCAAGTCCTGCTCAAAAACCGGCTCCATTGCATCGTTATACTCATTTGCAGGGTCAGACCATGAAACTAGCGCTGTCGTATATCGCGCTTTTGTTGTGCTGCTTGAGTACGTGAAAAGCCCATCAATGGTGTTAGCTCTGGTGTAGTTGTAATCAATGTCACGCGGCATATCAGCCAGCGCAACAATCTGATTTCCGCCCCAGTAAGTCATTCCCCGGAATATGGCGGCAAAGTCGCGCAGCACGGTGTACGCGTCGTTGCGCTGCTGGATGTACACGTCACACTTATAGCGCGGTTCTGTGCCGCTGCCGCCCTTCCCATCAGGCACAAGCTGGTCGCAGTACTGCGACACGCGGTACAGTTCCCATTTGTCGATATTAGCGGCGGTCAGCCGGTTGCCAAGGCCAAAACGGTCGCTAACAACAATGTCGTAAAACACCCAGGCCGGGTTATCTGTCCATGCCCATTTGAAGACGCCAGACCAGGTCCCGGTATAGGTACGGCCAATCGGGTCATAGTTGTCCGGCACGCGGACCACGCGACCTTTCGGCTCGCAGGATATCTGGGGAATGGAGCCATTAAACTGGCTGGAGTCGAATTCGATATAGAGCAACGCGGTATTCGGGTAGCGCAGCTTGGCGTCGATCACCTCCGTGTAGCTTTGCAGCGACATGGCGTCGCCAATCTTTGCGCTGTTCGCGTTAGCAGTCAGCCGGCGCAGCCGCACCGTCCATGTGCTGCCTGCCTGCGGTAAATCAATGCGGTGGCTGCGTTCGTAGCCTGACGTTGTTTTCCCGGTTACCGCAGTGTTGATCACGGTGACAAACGAACCGCCGTCTGTCTGCAGGTCGATGGCGTATTTGATGGAGTAACCCACCAGGTCACCATTGTCTTCCTGCTTAAACAGAGAGGGCCATTTCAGGCGCAGGCGAATGGCTGAAAGCTGGGTATTGGTGAATGTGTGGGACCAGGCGACATCGTTTTTTATTTCGGTGCCGACGGTGACTTCATTTTCAGTACCCGGCATGCCCTGAATATAGGTCTGCGCCTGAGTTCCCGGACGGAATTCCCAATTAACACCGCTGAAGTTGGCGGATCCATCGCTGTTTTTTAAAGGGGTTCCTTCAAGGAAGATTGTCTGGTCTGTCAAGCCGCCGCCAAGCTCCCCCTCTCCCAGTGCGATGAGAATTTTTGCTTTAGCAACTGACTGCAGATCATCAGGCTGCTCTACCGGCGTTCGGGATGAAGAACTGCCGCCCTTGCGGCCTTTAATTGGTGTAGGGGTCGCCATATTTCACCCATAAAAAAAGGCCGCCAAATGGCGACCTTAACGGTGGAGAGGTGGAGTTATTTACTGCTGATCTTCGACGTAGATACCAGCAGAGATGATTGCGCCGCCAATTCGTGGGCTGCCATACGCCAAAGCTACCGGGTAACCCTGCGCGGCGGTATTGGTCACGCTGCCGAACGCATATGATGCCTTGTTATCAGCATCCTGTTTGCTGGCCAGGCCTTTTGTCTGAGGAGAAAGCATCTGGATGACGCCGCCGATTGCCATTGATGCACCTGCTGCAATCATGCCCATGCCAACGGCTGACGTTGTGCCAAACGTAAAGTAACCGGCAACCACCAGGATCGCGCCCGCTATGATCTGCAATAATCCGGCCTGTTTACTGCCGATGATAATTGGCGCAATGCGGATATCTCTGTCGCTGTTATCTGCGTCAAGCTCACTAATTGTAAGGTTAGTGGTGCCACTGAAGACCGCATAAGCAAGCCCTTTACGCTTACTGCTATTAACGAAAGGTTCAAATCCGGGAATTAATACGGATAGTGCCTTAAATGCTTCTTTGGGGGTTGATACAGCTAATCGATGAACGCGGCCAAAGGTAGCCCCAAGCACGCCATACAGGCGCACTGTTCTGATTTTTTCCTGCATATTCCACCTATAAAAAAACCACCTTAAGGTGGTTGCTTTTTTGAAACTATTTTTATGGTCTTTGCGAAGATGTTAGGATTAACTTCCCCTCAGAGTTCCACACATCTAAACTAATAGAAGCTCCAGAGTTTGAATTAGTCACTAGTATTTTAGCCTTACTTCCTTTTATTCCTTTCATGTCGAAAGTGAAGTACTTCGTGCCCTGATAAAATGAAGAGTCCAATGTTTCTTTATAATATGACTCACCATCCATAACCAAAGAAACATCACTACCAGCAAGAGAGATTTTTGCATGGTGCCATTTACCACTTCCCAACTGGTCCCCACCTGTAACCTCACAATCAACGGATACACTGCCACTTTTGCAATCAAAACGAGCTTGTTCACGCTTAGTTTCAGTGTTGGGGTTTTCAACTCCCTTCGCCGACTTCTGATCATCACAACCAGCAACCAAAGAAAGTGCAACAGCAACTAATATCGAGAATTTCACATCCCTATCCCCACAAGTAAGTATGGCGATAATCCTAAAGCGGATCTGAGGCAATGGGAAGAGGAAAACCCGCAGTTAAGCGGATTTGGTTGTGTGCTTTAGGTTAGCGAGGTAACCGTACCTGTCGCATTAATGCCCAATCCCATAACGTAATTTGAAGCAACTAATAAAAATGCAATAACCATGTAATGAAGTGCGCCCATATTAACCCCCTTGCTTTGAAAATAAATTGGTAAACTAACTACCACGTACATGAAGAAAACTGCCAGTGCAAAAAGGGAGAGCACATACAACAGAGCAGGAGTTGAACCTACACCCACCACCGCTAACCTAAAGCACTGCGATTATAGCGTGTGGCACGACCACGCGCAAACCAGTGAAAAACATTAGCACTGATCATCTATCAGGATAGAATTGTCTGGGATGTTAGGTTAAGCTGGTTTCATAAAAAAGGAATAAAAAGGAAAAAAATATGCATCCCACCCTATTACTATCCATAGCATCTACTGGTGTTCACATTGATCTATCTGGCCAGTCATGCCATCCAGATTTATTATTAGAATTGATGGCTGTTGTAGTTAAAGCTGATGGGCACTTGAGCGTTAAAGGAGTGCATCCTGACTTAATGGTTAAATTAGCAAAAATTGGTGGTAAACGATTGACAATAAAATGGGGCGAAAACTAACTTAGTTGCATAGCCTCAGAATGTAACAAGATTACGCAGCTAGAGCATGCGCCAATGCCGAACTACTTTCACCGTTCTATCCCGCCAGTAGCCGCCATATGGCACTCGCTGGCTCAACAGGCCGTACATGTGGTGCAGCAACATGTTATCAGCTAACAGAACACCGGCGTGGTTAGCGACTGGTGCCTGAACCTGCATAATGATCAGGTCTCCAGGCTGAGGGTCTCCGCTAAACTCCCTGAAACCGCAATCGTACCAGTTGTCGAGATAGTGGTTCTCTTTGCCACTCTCCCACCACGGATAATCCAGCCGGTAATCAGTTAGCTCTATGTCGTGCTGCTGACGGAAGTAACTCATCACCAGTCCCCAGCAATCTGTATGCCCCAGCACAAACTGCCGTTCGAGCAGAGGGAGTTCACCCCGCGGCTGGATAGTACGCAGGTCACCCTCTGGCCAACTGACGATATGCCATGGCATTTCCGTCGCATCGCACTGCGCTTTATCCAGTTCGCTGGGTTGGGTAGTTGCATCCGGATGGCTGTGAACGATCGCCGTAATGCTTCCCCAGTCCTCCGCCGCTGCGTAATCCTCCGGGCAAAGGTGGAAATCATCTTCTGGCTTTTCAGCCAAGTTCCTGCATGGGAAATAGCGCTCAATCCGGCTTTTCTGCGCTATCACGCCGCAAGATTCTGCCGGATAGCACTGCCGGGCATGTTCAAAAATTGCCTGTTGGGTTTTCTCACGCATAATCAGCCTTTGATCAGGGAGGTACCGGGGAAGCCACCGAACGGAAGGGGGTTATTTGCGCCAAAGCGTGGCTTGCACCCGGTGTTCAGCGTGCCGTTGCATACATCCTGCGATGGGTCATCCACCGGGTTACCGTGCTTATCGAAATATTTGGTACCGGCGTAGTCACAGCCATCGCCCGTGCGGTATTTTCCGCGAATGCACCAGGTGCATAGTGAGTGCAGCTGGCGCGTGGGGATCATCAGCCCCTGCAAGTCCATGGGGCTGCTCAGGGTGAATTCAATCGACAGGTTGGTTTCCTGACTTTTGCTGTCGATGTAGAACACCTGCACTTTTTCCTGAGTGGGATCTGCTGATTTATTACCCTGCAGGAAATTTCGCGCATCCAGATACTGTACCAGCGTGTCGTGAATGGTCACTTTAGCCTGAAGCATATCGTCGTAAGCAAGGCACAACGCGGTGATCGAGCTGTTTACGTTCGCCACCGTCAGCTTTGGCTGCGCACTGGTGCCGCTCGTCGACATTTCAATGCCGGTTACCTGGCACGGCCACGCCGTATACTCATTGCCCTGCCACCAGATGGCCTTGGGTGCCAGTTTGGTTTCATCGCCAGCTGCTGCAGCGATTTCTTCCGGCGTGTGAAATAAGGTTTCCGCATGGAAGCGCAGAAGACCTGCACCAAACGCACTTCCATCCATTTCGAAGAGCCTGACCCAGTTCCCCGGATCCAGTTTTTGCAAGTCGCTGTTAATTGGCATAGGTTTCCTAAACTGAAGGTGATTGCTCGAAGGTACCCACCACGGTCATAGTGATTCCACCAGCAGGCATAGCGCC